TCTGCCCGTTAGTCCCTACCGGGTGCTGGGCAGTCGTACCAACAGGGATAACCATCCCCGCATTACCCGGAATGGATGGATCGCTTGCCAGACTGATCGTCGGTGACCCGCTAATTCCAGTCCCATTCGCAACCGATATCTGATTTGAAGTTCCCAAGATAAGCGTCTGCCCAATCGAGCCGCCGCTAGACAGGGTAAGCAAGCCATTGCCAGATGCATTAGCAAGGCTCAAAGCATTGCCGGATAGCGAGATGGTAGGGTTACCCGCCTGACCATTCCCATTGCTTATAGACAGCCCAGAACCGCTTACAGTGATGTTTCTGGACGTAACGGTAGATGCGCCCGTCTTTACGATAAAACCCGTTCCTGCGGCCTCTAAAGAACCGGAAGCGCCATTCAATGAGATGGTGTAGGTCGATAGCGCCCCGCCATCAGTCAGACCCAATCCTGTCCCGGTAGACAGGTATCGACTATTGGGTAGCGTAGGCTCCTGACTTAACGTGATGAAAGTCTGCTGCTGTGCGGGAGATCCGGCTATTGCAGCAGTCGTTGTCCTGACCGTAATGCCCTCTTGGACAATTGGTACGGTTTCGGTGCCGGTAATAGGGCCAGCAGCCGGTAGATCGGTGATTTTGATATTAGCCATTAGTCTGCGGATGGCGTTACGCGCAAGCCATCAAGATTACCGTCGTTTTGGACAATCCCGCCGCTGGTATCGGTGGAGATAACCGCACCACCGTACCCGCCCGTGATCAAGTTGTTTGGATCAGTAGCAACACTGACATCCGGTCGAGGAAACCGGATAGTAATCCTCTCGGTTTTCCTTGCCGGAAGCCTGTAAGGGTCTTTTTCGTCGGCACAATTCTGCCCACAGACCTGCAAACCGGGAAAATTAGGGTCACTCCGCATCTCTGCGTGCGGCCTTTTCATCCGACAACGATCACAGATTGCAATCGCAATGTCGGAATAACCCCTAGTGTCAAGAAAACGCGGCATCAGCGGGTGTAGCATCCTATTGAGGGCGAAAAATAAATCGGAGACTTGTCACGCTCCTCTTGTTCCGCATCATAGAGGTACTGTTTTGCTTGAGCCTCAAGGTAGGTAATGCGGTCTAGAGGCACACTAGGCAATTCAAGGCTCATTTGATGAGCCAGCATTGACTGAATCGCCAGATACCACCGTTGCGGGATTTCCAATTCGTTCTGAAGCGCACCCACATCCTCAATCTGCCTCGAGTACCACACCGTCATCTGTACAAACGGGTCAGATGGGACAGGCCACAGATAAATACTAGGTTGGGGAATCGTCCTGTCAAACCAGAACTGGAACGGCTGATTGGCCGTGAAGTTCTTGTTGGGCAGATTGGTATAGTCGTCACGATTCAATCGAGCCATCGTGATTTCGGTGCTGTTGTTGCCGACAAAAAACTCACGCAGGGCAAGCGTGGTGCCGTTATAGGCACGCATCCGGTAATACTGACAGGTTTGCCCCGGATCAATGTCGTACCAAAGCCATTGATTGTCCGTTACCGTGACCGTTCCAACGTCATTGAGCGTGTTCCAAGTAACGCCATCGCTTGAATATTCCAATGCAAACGACCAGCTTGCGCTTCCAATGTTGGCTACATACGGAAGGATGCCAATCGAACCCGCATAAATAGGGTTATATTGACCATAATTGACGCCTAGCGTCGCATTGGCTGATGTCTGCTGGCACCAAGTTGTAGTGGCGCTATCAAAAGCGTTTGCAGTAACGCCGCCACCCGTATTGATGTATCCACCCGTAGCGTTCACGCTAGGCCGATTCAGACGGCGATACAGAGCGTTCAGGACATCAATAGACCCAACAGGCAGGTTGTAGATGTATTGATTGGCGTTCATACCAATCACCTTCTTGTCGATTGCCCAATACTGGATGCCTCGATTGGCAAGATTGGACAGCAGGAAATAGAGACTCTCCCTTGCGGAGAGAACCTGCTCTGACGTTAACTCTTCAGCAAACTTACCACAGCGCCTAGCGCCATGATCAATCAGCTTTTGGACATTGATTACCGTCTGACCGACAGTCCCTGATGTAGACATTTATTCATTCCTCTCACCAACCCGGACAAGCCCAACGCTTCAGTGAAGCCTTTGCCCTCGGTGCGTCGCCTGATGCGTGCTTAACGACCCCCGACATCCGGGCACAGAATGAATCTTTGCGAGAGCCGCCTTGCGGCTGTGGAGCCTTTAGATGGCTTCCAGTCTCACGATTATATTTCTCTCTGCCCTTTTGCGTAAGTCCTGCACCACGCGATACTGGCAGTTTTTCGCCCCGACCAATAGCAAGAGAAACGCCGCCCTCTTTCATCTTTGCGGTCTTGGCAGACTCTCGGAAAGCCTCTGCCGTTGGAGCGCCTACAGATCCGGGCTTACGCATCTTTTCACCAGAGCCTTGCGCAATGCGCTCCTGCTTTGCATGAATGTTTGCGTATAGCCCGCCCTTGGCAAACTTCTTCCCCTTGTCGGCGGCAGAGAAATCCTGCCCAACACTTTGAGGAATACCTACCTTCTTGGCAAAGGCAGGGCTATGCGCCACCGCCGCCATCAGATTGTGTTGGGCCTTGGATTTGCTTGGCATGTTAAGTACCGGAGCCAGTTACATTTGTGTTGTTTTCTATCAAAACCCCACCAATATTTATGCTAACAACTGCGGCTGATGCGGCACTGCTTGCAACTTGAAATCTTAAATCTGTTCCACTAGCGTAAGGAAATGGAAAATGCCGTTGCACTTCATATGTAGTGTTATACGGTGTCTGAACAATAACTCTTTGCACACCAGAAGACAAATTTGTTAATGCTCTATAAGTTGTGTAATTAGCAGAGTTGCCGTTAAAAGATGAATACGCACCATATCTATAGCCATAGAAAATATAGCCATTGGGTACGGTATAAACACCCATTTGAGATGCGCCAATACTTGCAGTTACTCCACCGACTGTAGCCGTATTTATTTGAGCATAAACAGTTGAACTAACAGACAATGTAATTACACCAGACGGATTCGTTGCTGAACCAGCCGACACAGCTATGTTGTTAATACGGAAATATGATTTAACTGTCGTTACGTTAGTTGTTCCGTTTAACACCAAATTTTCAGAAATTAAATTGTAATTTGAATCTAGTCCAGTAATTGTAATAGTAGCGGTATCTGTGACTACCGTACTAACCAAGGTCATTGTGGATGCAGACGTAGGAAATACATAGTCGGTTGTCGCCATGTTTTCCCAAACAGTTCTGAACAATCCTGCCGTAGCGGGCGTAGTCCCGTAAGCAAAGATATTCGATATGCTGTGACCCATGATTTGATTACGGCACACTTGCAATTCAAAAGGTTCATATGCGCCAGCGCGGGTAACTGAAGCAACAATTCCATTACTCATATCAATCCCTCAAAAAAGCAGGGGCCGAAGCCCCTACTTGATTAACACGCCTTACCGCCAGCACGCCGCTTTTGCGGCACCAAGGTTGTAGATTTTTCAGTCTTGGTAACTGCGCCGGGAGCACCACGCACCTTGTTGACAAGTTCCATCGCCTTCGTAGGCAGATCCTGCAATCCCTTGAACCAGTTCATCGGGTTCATGGCCGCAGCATCAGCCTCGTTTTCGGCTTTTTCGTTTGCCTTCCAACGCGCATAAGCATCCGACTCAACATTGCCACCGCCAGCGTATCCTCCACGCCGCATTGGCGCGGGCATTTGCGTAGGCATTTGCTGGTTGCCAAAACCCGGCGGCGGCTGATAAGTGTCAGCAGAAGGCATGGGCATTACTGGCCCCGGCATTGTCGATTGATTAGGATTTACAGGCGTAAACCCTTGCGGTGGCTGGGCAGGATTGAATGCCGGAAGAGTCACAGGCGCATTTGCAGAACCCATCCTGCGCATAAACTCTTGCAGCATATCGCGCCCTTGTTGCGGCATCGCTTGCGAACGATACGGCTCCATCCCAAAACGAGTATCACGCGCCTGACGCGGCATTCCGCGACGCATTCCCATGCGCCCATCCGTGCCAGTCGTGCCGCGACCATCAACGCCACGCGGACGCATCATCTGCGGATCCTGTTGCGTTTCAGTCTCAATCTCGCCGCCTTCCGCATACTTCTTGACCCGCCCACCCTTCTTGAACGTACCGGAAAGTTGGTTGATCGCTACGGGAGGAGTCGGTTTCTTACGGCCCTGCGGCATCGCTACGGGTTTGCCTGTGTTAACAAGTCCCCCCGTAGCGAAGGCTTTTTTTGCGGCACCGCCCTTCTTGTAGCCACCAGC